TTTCCAACCTAATTCTTCAATTTCTATTGCTCCATCAGGATTTTGTACTCCATAAAATACATCCCAAAGTTTTTCTTTAATTGCAAACTTGGCAAATAGACCGACTTCTCTACCAAATGCTTCTATTTCCCATGGTTGAACCCAATAATCTACCACATCAGAATCAACTCTTATACCTTTCCAACGAGTTAAGGTTTCGTTGGTTTCATTGTAAGCGTATTGTTTAATATGGGTCATTTCATGTGCCAAACACTTTAATATTTCTGCCGCACCAATGTTTGGATTTAATTCTATTTGAAATTCTCTTGCTTTACGGCTTTCATTATACTCTAAAATCTCAGCATATCCGTATACATTCATTTTACTATTGAATTTAATTCTTAAAAAGATGTTTTCCAACATCTTAGGTTTTATAAGTTCTTGTGCGTAAAATAGCGCCGCTCTTTTAACATACGGCCGGAAATGTTTTTTATCGGGACAACCGACTATACTTAACTGCATTTTAGGTCTCTCCTTCTAATAAGTTGACCCAATAATTGCATTAATCCGTTACTACTCACACATACTTATTTAGTTACGAGCATCTCTCCAAATGACTTGATGTTTAATTTCACCTGGTGAAAAGAACATCTTTAAAGCGCCTATAACCGTATGCTCCGAAAAATCTTTACAACTGAATACATCAAGGTAAAGGTCTCCATTATGGTCTAGGAAGTGCCCTATGACGTTTGATGTTTCAATCAACTGTATCATAGTCCATCCAGATTTGTCGCCACCATCCGCAAAATGGACAACTTGTGGTTCACCAAAAGGAACCATCTCAATCAATCTTACCAATTCTTTGGTAAAATGTTTGATATATTCTGGATCATTTGCTCTTTGTATATCGCAGCCTTTGGCATCGATAATTAGGTGTTTTCCCCAATGTTCCATCTTTTTCCTTTTTTGTATTATTTATGGTGGGCCGAGAAGGATTTGAACCTTCGACCAAAGGATTATGAGTCCTCTGCTCTAACCAACTGAGCTACCGGCCCAAATGTTCCATATATTTCAGTTAATAATATATCTAAACACTTTAAATTATCTTGTTTTGATGACCAACTTACATAAACATTTTTATAATTATAGATTGGTAAAATTTTTAAATTTTTACTATCATCACTATTATAAAAATAAAAATTATCTAAATTTAAATTTGGTTCCAAATCATTCTCTGATAACAATAAAAAATTATTAGGACCATTAAATGTTACATGGTCAAATTGAAAATGGTCTTTTATGGTAATTGTATTCGGATCAAATTTAGTTAATATACCAGAATTAAATACATATTTTGATTGAAAAGGTTGTGGAAAAGTTATCGTTCCTTTGTTATATTTTGCAAATGCATTTTTTGCATATAATGTAGGATATGTTACCATGGTTTTTCCAAGTGTTATACTACCACTATTTACCTGTATTTTGACTTCTACTTTGCCGTGGGTTTTAACATTATTCTGAAAAGAAAATAAGTTATTACCCTCAACTACTCCATTTTTACAAATAACACCATCGACCATAACTTGAATTGAAGTGTTTGATTCTGATGTTCCGTACATGGTAAAAGTTCTAAAACTTTCCATTATAAATTACCGGTTTCTTTTAACATTTTACATACCAAATTATAATCATAAATTAATGAAGCTACTGTAATTGCAATTCTTTCCGTATTTTCTCCTAAAGGTTTAACTGCATGTGGTTTTGTAACATCCAATAACCACACGTCATTTTCTTCAGCAATAAAACTTTTCGTTGGATTTAAATCTTTTTCATCAAAAGTTAATCCATCACCGGCAATATAATTTTTAATTGTACTTGGATGTTTTTTTTTAATTATATTTTTATATTTAAGTTCATAAAATTGAGTCAAACAATTTCCAGGCTTAATATAAAAATTAATAGAAGTTAATATATTATTATCTGTGTGTGCAGGAACCAAATCGTTAATTTTCATATATGAAATTGCAAAATTTTTTCTATACCTTTCCGGAACAACTTTTAAAACTTCCTGAAAGATATTTCCCTCAACTTTAAAATATGAAATTCCTTTAAATTGGCCATCAACATTATAACCATAATTAACTATTTCATTACCTGTATTGAATTTATTTCCATCAACGATAAATTTGTTTTTTAATTTTATAAACATTTATTTTACACCAAATGCTTTCATAAAACTCTTAAAAAACCATTTTTGGTTTCTTACAACCATATCAAAAACAGCCATCTGTTCATAGATAGTATCTTCATATCCGGCAGTAATTGGATTCTTAGCAACCTTAATTGAAGATTGTTTTTCTGTAGGATCAATCGTAACTACTGACATACCATTCTTACGAGCAATGTGTTGCATTGTAGTATTTTCGGATAAACAATGCATGAAGATAATTTCAGCTCCTTTCATTCGAGCCCATGTAACTCCCCGATTATACAGTTCTTGGCCAATTTTTTGGTTACGATAATCGGTACTAACAGTTAATCCTAATTCAGCTGTATTTGTTCGGTAATCATAATTCACATGGCAAGTAGCTACAACTTTACGACCAAAAGTTTCTGGTGATTCCACATCAATAATGAACCACATATTGTTAATACCAAAATCCACAAAAGAAGATTTTAAATATGTTTTAATAGCATCATCACTAAGAGAACCACCAAAACGCAGACGCCTATCATTATCAACAATATCTTTTAAAAAATGTAATTCTAAATTTTCTTTATCGAGAAAATTGTTTATTTTTCTTGGTATCATTACCATTCACCATTATCAAACCAAATACGAATTGTGATGGGCAATAGCTCAATTACTAAAGCATCTTGTTCCCATACTTCATTTGTTTTATTATATTTAAAGGAAATTCTCCAATGAAATGGATTTAGTTTCAAAGTAATATTACAACCCGAATACATTAACCAATCAATCATGATATAGTCCTTTTAGAGCATATTGTGTAATTTTATCTTTCAGCATTGACGGAATGTCCAAATAAGGCCATTCTAGGAAAAATGGACATCCATTTTCCCATTTATTATTATGAAAAAATTTTCTAGCAATTTTCATATCGTCTTTACTACCAGCTTCAAATAATCTACGTTGATACACATTCCAATTTTGAATCTTATTCACTTGATAAACTCCATATTATCTTTACGCATATAATGAATTACCTGATTTTTCTTTGGATCGGGCAATGATTTTACTACAGGGATAAAAGTTATACCGTCAATCTCATTAGTTGCCCAATTTGAATAGGTATAATAAATGTCAGAATTCGTTTTAGAACGAACCTTTTTGAGAATAGCTTTACCACCAGTTGTACTAGCAATATATCCAGGTCGAGTTTTGTTCAAAGTTTTCATAATATATCCATTATAACATAAAGAAAGGGACCAGTCAAGGTCCCTTTTACTATTTACCGTTTGGGAAGTTTAATTCTTCCCATTCTTCATCGGTTACAGGCCACCAGTTGTTCATCTTTGAAAATACCTCTTTTTCATTTCTTCAGTTTGTAGTTGCCTAGCATCTTGGATAACCTCAAGAACGGCAAGAATAAATTTTTTGATAGTTTTCATTTCTTACTAGATCCGGTATTAACAAACGCATACATCTTTTCTGCGGCAGTTAATACCTCATCAAGACCTGGGAATGTTGGCATACCAACTGTAGTAACGATTTGACCAGTTTTTTCATCACGTTTAGCACTCATTTCCCAACCGGCAAACTTGGAGTGGTATTCTTCGGTGATAAGACCTTTGGCCATATCGAGGACTTCTGTGCGGATTTCATATCCGTTTTTGCTGAACTTAACTTCTGGCATTGTTGATGTTTTTAACATTTTATTTCCTTTGTGTGTGTGTGTTTAAAATGTGATAATAAAGCATATCACAAGTATATTTATAACATAAACCTAACTGGTTGTCAATCTTTTCTTGCTTTATTACCAATGTTATATTTTGGTACTAATTGCCAATCGTGTTTTTCTTTGTGGGATAGTATCTTAACTTGAGATAAGAAAATAGGTTCTGGTATTTTGGTGGAGTGGGGATTAACCAATTTTACCAAACCCCAATCTTGCAAAAGATTAGCAATGGCATTTCTACGAGAAAGGTCGTTTTCGGTAAGGTCTGTAGGTTTACCATCTAAAGCAAATAACTCTTTAAAGTGTACGATATAATAACGACCTTGCTTATGTAAAATGTGGCAAGATTGAAATAAAGTTTTATCTTTTTTGGATGCAACACCGATACGGGTAAGAGTTTCCCGAACCTTGAGGAAATCATCCTGTTGTTCTAGTGTCACCTCAACCAAATCTGTAATATTAATCATCTTCCGCCTTTATCTGTTCTTCTTTTTATTTCAGCGATTTGTTCATCATTTAGAATACGAAGTGCTTCTTTGGCTTTCTCGTTTGAATAGCCAAAAAACTCTTTGACGCAATCTAGGTTCTTATCGACCTCTGATTTCTGCCACGGTTGAAATTTCCGTTTCATAGGTCTAATACTATTTAGAAGATACGAATATTGCATGTCCGAATCAATGGATGGGTTCTTATTCAATTCATTAACATAAAGAACACAATCCATGTGATAGGACAAGGCTCGGTTGACGATAAAAGGCTTGTAATCCTTGTAATCTAGTTCATCACGGAATACAGATTTTTTGGTTTCAAGGATTGACGGCAGGATCTCTTTGAATAGATCAGGCATCACTTAAACTCGCAGTCTACCATAATTTCAGTTAAACAAGCAACCATATTAATTTCATGGTCTGCCACAAAAGCAGCTTGATATTGATATTTGGCCAAAATAAGAACCAATTGTGGTACAGAATTTGGTGTCAATACATCATACAAACCATCATAAAGTTTACGATAGATTTTAACAGGATCGTTATCGAGATTAGAGGTTACCCATTTACGAGTAGATGCAAAATCTTTTGATTTTAAGGCTTTAAATAAATCATCAAGTTGTATATCAGCAACATTAGAAAGTATACCTTTATCAATTGTACCTGAAACAGAATATCGCTGAAGTTCATTAAGAACACGGCGATTGTCCGGAAAGTGTTTCGTAATGACTGCGGCAACGACAGATTTATCATAGGTTATTTTCTCTTGTTCAAGTATCCATTCCACACGTTTAAAAAATTGTGCAGCCATCTTTGGTTTACTACCATTGATTTTAAAGTCAATGACAGAACACCGAGAATGGATTGGATCGATGATACGATTTTTGAAGTTACAAGTGAAGATGAAAGAACAGTTACCAGAAAACTCCTCAATTGCACCACGCAATGCTGGTTGTGTCGAATTAGGATTTAGATAATCTGCTTCATCTATGATGATGACCTTGCGGCCGCCCATGAGAGAAACCGCTGAAGCGTAGTTTTTGATTTTATTACGAAGAACATCAATACCAGACTCATCAGAACCATTGATAACAATATAGTCGCAACCAACTTCCTCACAGAGAGCTTTTGCGATTGTAGTTTTGCCAACGCCGGCAGTACCAGATAATAATAAATTCGGTATTTCTTTTCTATTGACATACTCTTGAAATGTGGATTTGATTGCATCCGGTAAGATGCAATCTTCCACTTTGGCTGGTCGATATTTTTCGACCCATAGCATATGATTCATTCACAACTCCCATAATATAAAACAACATTATTTTACTTCTGTAATACCTTCAAACAAAGATTCAAATTCTTTGTGTGCCGCAACTTCTTCTTGAAAGGATTGTTTGTGATAAACTTTAGCCATGCGACTAACAATCTTTTTGGGAATACTAGAATTATCTGCGGCAAGTTCAATAATTTCTTTAATGAGTTTTTGGCGATGCTCAATCTCATTCATATAATTATTTACTTCTTCAATAGCACCTTTGAGTTCCTTGAGTTTTTTCTCATCAAGGGTGCCATAAATGGTCTGAATAGTTAAACTCATTATTTTAATTGACCTTGAATTACACCAACTACATCAATTTGACTTTCTTTAACTACAACTGACCCATTGATTAAACCAATAACCGTTTTACCTTTCATCTCACCCTCAGTAGCAACAAAAACTGCTGTAACATAGGTTGGATTAACTGCAATCTGTTGTTCTGTAACTGCGTCTGTAAAATATACTAACATCTTATTCTCCTGATTTTGAGTATTTGGATTCTGTTGCAACCCAATATTGAATATCTTGATTCTTATTTTTAAAATAAGCAAGACCCTTAAACGAAATTTCTACATCATAACTGCCTGTAATCATTCGTAAATTTTCTGTAATAAAAACCATCTTATACTTCTTACCATTACCTTCAGCAACTTCAATGGAACTAACGTGAGCGGCATCATTTGTGGCATCACCAGCAGACAAATAAACTTTGTCGCCATCAGATTCAACTACAATGTGTGGTGATTGTAATGTACTTGCCGTTTTTAAGATACTTTCGTAATCTTCTTGTGATAAGGTAAAGGCCACATCAACAGAAGGTAAAGTTAATTCTTTTTCTGGTGGAACAACAATAACATCACGTTGTGATTTACGATATTTGGTTTTACTACGACCATCTTTTCCTGATTTGAAAATAACATTCTTATCATCAAAATCAATTTCAGTATCTTTGCTAAGATTATAAACAACCAAAAATTGATTCAAATCATATACACAAAAGTCTTGTGGAAAAGAATCTTTTAGTGTTGCCTTGGCAAGAACTGTTTTACCAGTTGAGATAGTTTTAATATTACTACCTTGTTTAAATTCAATACCTGAATTTAATTTGGCAAAGTTTTGTAATACGGATAGTGTTTCATTTGACAACTTCATTTGCTTCTCCATTATTTAAAAAATCAATTGTATCATGTTCATACAAAAACATCAAGCAGCACATTGC